CGGAGATTCTGACTATGTGCGTTGACGTTCAGGGGGCGTGCTTTTGGTGGAGCATTCGAGCCTGGGGGCTGGCCTTTGATCAGCCTGAGTGCCCCGTGTGGTCCTCCCTTGTGGACTACGGCAGCGCCGTCTCGTGGGATCAGATCGAAGAACTGGCAGGTATCAAACCAGACAGCCACGGAGAACAGAACGGCTACTTTTTCGCGGGCGAGAAATACAGCGTTTATGCTGGCCTCATTGACTCCGGCTTTGAATCTCAGATCAATAAAAAGGTCTATGAGTTCACGCGGAAAAACGCCGATGTCTTCAGCCCGTCGAAAGGTGGCGGCTGGGCGCAGCTTCGCGGAAATGATGTCCGAATGTCACCGGTGGATGATGATCAGCAAGACCTCGTATGGTATTACGATGAAGGCGCAAAGCAGCAGTTTTATTACGGGTGCATTAAAGAGCACAAAACGCTCTGGTGGCTTCCTCGAAATGTGGGTAACGATTACCGTGATCAGATGTGCAACGAGCACACAGAAGAAAAGATGATGCCCGATGGCACGACGAAACTTGTATGGGTTTGCACTGGCGACAACCATCTCGCCGACACCGAAAAGATGCACCAAGTTATGAGCGGCATCATCGAAACGAAGTTCTTGGAGACGATCCGCGAGGAGTGGCTTTCTAAGAATGCGCCGGTTACTGAGGAGTAATTTCAGGCAGCTTTTCCTTTCTTGCTGCCTGTCTAAGAGCGGCCCATTCAGGCTCAAAAACTCCAATGGATTCCAAAACGTAAACCTTTCGGCTCCGGTTTTTTCGGCAGAGATGTTTCGCGCTTTTCAGTGCGTCGGCGAAAAACTCAAACTTCATTTTTGGCTGATCCATTCCTCCGACATAAACCATCCAGAACTGGTGTTTGCCCTCTGGAGCGGTGGAAACTAAAGGTATTGGCGGCTGTTTTACTTTGGGTGTGTTCATTGCAGGAATACTTATTCAGAGGGCTTGAGTGGTTTCATCGGAGCATAGCAGTCCCATTGCTGGGAACTGCCATGTTCTGAGGTTCTTATTCGTCAGGAATCGGGAACACCATCGCACTGTTGAATCTTCCCGCTCGGCTGTCTCAGTAAACACGGGTCAAACGATTCAACGGCAGCCCGCCCTTTCGGGCGCGACTTTTGCACGGCTGATCTGCTTTCCACCGTGCGCCGATTTGCTCACGCTGTATCCTTGCGCGTCAACCTTTTGAGGGGGATGGCATGGGGAGCTATGCAGCGGACACAAAAAGGCCCGGTCTTGGGATGGAAACAAGAGCCGGGCTTTTCTCACTTCGAAGATAAACTGGACTGCTCCAGTTCCATCCGAAGCGGACTCTTTCGAGTCGTGTGGATTCTCCATAATCTGCCCGCCAAGTCAAATGAATTTCTCAAACCTCATTTTGCAGCGAGATTAGTTATTGACAACGCCTGACAAATTAGGCTAACTGCGGGAAGAATTCACTTTCGTCTTTCAGTTAGCGGAAAAACCTAATCTCTCACATGTGAGATTTAGCAATCTTTGACAGGTTCCGCCTCGTAAATGACTGCCGATGACTTTGTAAATATCCTTGTCACAGAAATGGAGGCCGATGCCTCTACAGCTCTGTGTGATAAGCTGATGAAGGACGCGAGGGCTTCTATTCTCAGCGGCAAGGGAACCATTGGACACCTCACTAGCTCGTCTCTGAACGGCAAAAGCTTCCAAAGGAACGTGCAATTCTCAGCTTTGGAAGTGATGAATTGCTGCCGCCGCGCTCTGACCATGTATGCCAGCACCGACGGCGACGATGACGGCACCGTTAGCGCAACCCGCCCTGATTTCCGAGGATTCCAGCCATGAGTGATATTACCGCAGGCATGGGCGCAGCCGCATACGACGCCACCACTGACTCTCCAACACGGCGCAGCTTCATCGCGTTTCCCACGAACAGCCGCAGGGAGCTAACGCCTTGGACTCGGCGCGAAGTGATCAAAAAGCACCGCGCTTTGGAAGCCAACTGCGCATTCCTGACCCGCATCAAAAGCAAATTCGCCCGGCAGGCCATCGGCACCGGCATCCATTTTCGCTTTGAAACGGAAGATCAGGCGTTTAACGACGCCGCTCGCCGCGATGTAGAGACGTGGTGGAACAACAAAGACGCCTACAGCATCGACGGCAGCGTTGACGGCTGGGAATCGAAGCGACTCGCCGCCGAAACGATCATCTTGGACGGTGAATACAACGCCGTGATGGTTAAAGGAGAGTCGGGATGGCCGATGATTCAGCCTCTCGACGTGTTCGAGATCGAAACGCCACCGCTCGGCAAGGGTGATTCACCCGCGATGTGGGACGATGGCGTGAAAGTGAACGAGTTCGAGCGCCCGCTGGCCTATTCGGTCCGATCCCTGCCCAAAACGGGCAACGAAGCCTTCCGACTCATCGCCAAACAGGACGTTATTCACCTCTTCAAACGCCGCCGCGCCCGTGGACATCGTGGGATGCCTTGGGGTTACTCTGGCTTGAATCAGGGCATCGACGCCCTCGACCTCAACGCGCTCGTCACCGGCACCGCGAAGCTGCATTCGGCCCTTGCCGTCGCTGTGAAAGGCACTGGCAAGCGTGGGAAGAAGGGCGCGTTTAACAAGATCGAGACTGGCAACGCCACCGATCCAACGAACACGCAGCCGCTCGAAAAGGTGTTTGGTTCAATGGTGAACTACCTTGGCGAGCATGGAGAACTGCAGCTTTTGACGAGCAATCATCCCGGCCAAAACGTGCTTGAGTTCATCCGGCTTCTTTTTCAGCAAATGTGCCTTGGCTATGACCTGCCTTTTTCCGTGATGTGGTCAATGACCGAAGGCGGAGGCACTTCCGTGCGTTACGACGCCGAAGATGCGCAGTCTGCCTTTGATCAGCTAGGCGACCTCGTGACGTGGCAATTCGTTCGCCGTGAGATCATCTGGAAGGTGGCGACATCCATCAAATCAGGCCGCATTGCGCAACCAAAAGACGCGTTCTGGTTTGATAAAATCCTTTTCCGTGGACCTCGCAAGATCACCGTGGACGTGGGCAGGATGGCGAACGCCTTCAAGACGCTTACCCGCAACTGTGGCATGTCCATTCCTCGCTTTCTCGAAGAGCAGGGACTCGACGCCGATGCCGAGATGTCAGATCAAATCCGATTCCTCGCCCGCACCAAAGCCAAGTGCGAAGCCGAAGGCGTTGACTTCAATATGCTCTATGAACCGACGCCCGGCGTGATCAATCAACTCAATATGCAGCCCCAGGAATGAAAACCTACCCTCACCTTTTCTCTAAACTCTTTTGTTCGGCGCTGATGCTCCGTCCGATTGAGCGAAACGCCTTCGAGCAGCACCTACTTCAGCACATGGGACTCACGGGCGCTCCAGGCCCGATGATTATCGGCGGGCAAGCCATTGGCCATCCTGAACCAAAAGCGATGGATGAACGCGAGGCCACCTACCGGCGCGGGCGCGTGTTTGAGAAGTTCGGAGACGTGGCAGTGATTCATATCGACGGCGTGATTGATAAGCGCGTTTCGATGTTTGACCTCGACTGCTATGGCGGAGTTGACCTTGCCGACGTTGATGCCGCGCTTTCCCGCGTGGCAGGTGACGCCAGCATCTCCAAAGTCGTGCTCGACATCAATTCACCCGGCGGCTCCGTTGTGGGTGTTCACGAAACCTTCACCCGCGTTCGTGAACTTGCCGAAACCAAGGAAATTCACGCCTACGTCAACTGTCTTTGCTGCTCTGCGGGCTATTACATCGCCTCCGCCGCTGACGTGATCGCCGCGGCGCCATCGGCCATCGTGGGCAGCATCGGCGTCTATATCGCCATGCTGGACGCTTCCAAGTGGGCAGAGATCGAAGGACTTTCGATGCAGATGATCAAGGCCGGGAAGTGGAAGGACACCGGCTCTCCTTGGCGTCCGCTCACTGACGAGGAAAAAGCCAAGCTCCAAGCCTCCGTTGATTCGATGCACGCTCAATTCCGCGCCGCCGTCCGCACCAACCGCGACGTTGAGGATGACGCGATGGAAGGCCAATGGATGCCAGCCGAGGAAGCCGAAAAGCTCGGACTCGTTGACATCCTAACCATCGAGACACTGGACGAATACGTTTCGCGCCTGCTCTAATTTTGACACCATCGAAACAAATTAATCTTATGTTCACGTCCACAAAAATCGCAGACCTTCAGACCAAAGTCGGGAACCTTGAATCCCAGCTCGCCGAGTCTGCCGACGCTCTCGCATCTCTCCGCGCCGATTTTGAGGCCACCTCTGCCAATCTCGCCACCGCTGAAGCTCAAGTAACGGCACACGCTGCCACGATTGCCAGCCTTGAAGCTGCATCCGCGCAAGCTTCCGCTGACTTTGAAGCTGCGGTCAATACGGAAGTCACCGTCCGACTCGCTGGCGCTGGTGCCGACCCTGTGAAGCGTGACCCTGAAGCCCGCACTGGCGAGCCAAAGGAACTGACCCGTGCCGAGTTCCGCAAACTCAAGGCTGGCGAAAAGCGCGAGTTCTGCGCTGCTGGCGGCAAAGTCACCGACTAACCAATCACTCCCAACACTCTCACCTAGAAAACCAATATGGCTAATACCCTCTCCAATCTCATCCCTGACGTTTACGCCGCGCTTGACGTGGTTTCTCGCGAACTTGTCGGCTGCATTCCTGGCGTCTCCCGCGACCCGAAAGCAGACCGCCTTGCCACGAATCAAACCCTGCGCGTTCCGCAGACTCCGGTCAATACAACCGCGACCTTCACGCCTGCAATGGCTGTGCCTTCCGCGATTGATCAGACCATTGCCAACGCCACCGTCACGCTCAGTAAGAACAAGTATGCTGGGTTCTCTTGGACTGGCGAAGAAGTCGGCAGCATGGACGCAGGTCCCGGCTTTCTGACCATCAAGCAAGGCCAGATCGCTCAGGCTTTCCGCGTTCTCGTCAACGAGATGGAGAACGACCTCTGCGACGCCATCGCCGCTGGTGCCTCCCGTGCTTACGGCACCGCTGGCACAACTCCCTTCGCCTCCACCCTTGGCGACTCTGCCCAGGTGCGCAAGATTCTCGATGACAACGGCGCTCCAAGTTCAGGCCGCTCGCTCGTGATCAATACCGCCGCTGGCGCTGCTCTCCGCACTCTCGGCCAACTCACGAAAGCCAACGAAGCCGGAAACAGCATGACTCTCCGCGATGGCGAACTGCTCAACCTGCACGGATTCAGCGTTCGTGAGTCCGCTCAGATCAACGGCGCAACCGCTGGCACTGGCGCGAGCTACCTCATTAACGAGGCTGGCGGTTATGCCGTGGGCTCTACCGCCCTGACGCTCGACACCGGCACCGGAACCATTCTGGCTGGCGACATCATCACGATTGGCAACCATAAATACGTTGTGGCCTCCGCTCTTGCCGCCAACGTCGTGACCATCGCCGCTCCAGGCCTTGTGGAGGCCGTCGCCAACAACGCCGCAGTCACCGTCAACGCAACCAGCGCCCGCAACCTCGCTTTCACCAGCGACTCCACGGTTCTCTGCACTCGCCTGCCAATGTTCCCAAGCGAAGGCGACCTTGCCATCGACAACGAAGTCATCACCGATCCCCGCACGGGAATCAGCTTTGACCTTCGTGTTTATCCCGGCGACGGCATGGTGCTCTATCGCATTCACGCTCTCTGGGGCTTCAGTGTCCTCAAGAAAGCTCACGCTGCGATTCTTCTCGGCTAATTCATTTCTGGATGTGGTGTCCACTTTGTTGCATTGGA